AAGATGCTAAAAAACCACCTAACGATATTAATTTTTTAGTTGTCGCTGGTGGTGGCGGAGGCGGTATGAGTAACGCAGATTTCGCAGGAGGAGGTGGTGGTGCTGGAGGAATGAAAACAGGAAGTTCACTAGATGTTGCACCTGGCACAGTTATTACCGTTACTGTTGGAGGAGGAGGACAAGCTACTCCAGACAGATTTACAGCAGGAACAAATGGTCAAGCTTCTTCAGTAACTGGAAGTGGAATACCAACTATTTCATGCACTGGTGGTGGACGAGGAGGTTGTCAAGACGTATTTACACCTGTTCATGGTGGAGGTAATCCAGGGGGATCTGGAGGAGGTGGATCACCAGCCAATCCTGGACCTGGAGTTGGTGGAACTGGAACTCCTGGAGAAGGTAACGACGGTGGACAAAGAGGTCCCGTTAATGGAGGAGGAGGCGGAGGTAAAGGTTCAGCTGGTACAAATGGGTCCCCTGGAAATGGAGCAGGAGGAACAGGATCAGCTAGTCCTATAACAGGGACACCTGTATTTTATGCATCTGGAGGAGCAGGAGGCCCTGGAGGAGTATCGCCTGGAGGTGGTGGTGCTGGAGGACAAACTGGACAAAATGGTCAAGCTAATTTTGGTGGAGGAGGTGGAGGAGGAAATGATTCAGCCCCTTCTAATATTACAGGAACTGGTGGATCTGGAGTTGTTATTTTAAACGTTCCTACTCAGAGATACACTGGAACAAGCACTGGATCTCCACAAGTATCTACAAGTGGTCCTTTAACTGTTATTAAATTTACTGGATCAGGGAGTTATACTGCATAATGGCTTATTTTGTTGAATTAGATGAAAACAATGAAGTTATTCGCAATGTTGCAGTTGCCAATGAGGTAATTACAGATGATCAAGGAAATGAACAAGAACAATTAGGAGTTGTTTTTTTAAATAATCTTTTTAATTCTAATTCAGTTTGGAAAAAAACTTCTTATAATACTAGAGGTGGAAAATATTATGATTCAGTTACAAATTTACTAGCAGAAGATCAAAGTAAAGCTTTTAGAAAAAATTATGCAAATCCAGGATACAAATATGATCCTATTACAGATTCCTTTATTGAATCAGATGCAAGAAAACCTTATTCCGATTGGATTATGGATATAAACACTGGTTTATGGAAAGCTCCAGTAGATCAGCCATTAACTTGGTTTTATAATGGAGCATTATCTAATGCAGATGGTTATTCTGTAGATTTACAAAGATTTTTAGGATTTTTTCCAGAAACAGAAGGATCCGAAACAAGAAAATGGTTTAGTTATAATAATTCTAATAATTCTTGGGAATTAATGGATCCTCAACCAACCCCTGTATCATAATCCTAGACATATTTTAAATATAATGTTATAACACATTTAAATGAAATATGAATTAAATTTTAATGATGTAATAATAGATGGGATTTTTCCAACCCCTGTTTATATAACAAAATTAAACAGAACTTTTACTACAAACGAGTTAAAAGAATTTGATAAACACTTTCAAAAACAATCTAAACAAAATGAAGGTAATTTAATTGGAGTTGACACTTATATTTTAAATAGAAAACCGTTACAAAAATTAAAAAAAGAAATAGATTTAAATATTCAAAATTATTTTAATAAAGTTATTAAACCTTCTAATAAAATTAAACCATATATTACACAGTCATGGCTAAACTGGACTTCTAATAAACAATTTCATCATACACATGAACATCCAAATTCTATTGTATCTGGTGTTTTATATATTAGTGCAGATGAACAATACGATAAAATAAAATTCTTTAAAAATAGATATGCTCAAATTGCATTTGAACATCAAGAATCAAATTTATTCAATAGTGGAATATGGTCTTTTCCAGTTAAAACTGGGATGCTTTTGCTTTTTCCCTCTCATCTAACTCATCGTGTTGATTATAAAGAAGGAAGTAATTTAAGAATAAGTTTAGCTTTTAATACCTTTGTTAAAGGTATTATTGGTAATGAAAGAGAATTAACAGAACTTTATTTGAAATGAGTAGTATTGTAGAAAGATTTAGTTACTTTCTTAAAGAAATTGAATACCCAAAAACTAAAGAAGATTGGCATATTAAAGGAATGTTACATAAATTTTCTAATCAAATTTATAAATTTGATGTCAGAGATATGATTGAAGATAAAGGTAATACATTTAAAAAAGGAGGTTCTTTTAAAACAAAAGCTGAAAAATTTGTTTTTGAAACTGATAAATTTTGGTTAGTTTTTGACATTGAAGAATTTTTAATGTATTTAAAAGAAAAACAAATTTATATTATAAGAATTGAAGAAATGATTAAAGAACTACTTTTTGTATGGAAAATAGAAAAGAAAAATTAATAAGAAACGACCCTTTGTTACTTTTTCCTTGTGTTGTTGGAAGATATACAATTCAACATGATGAAAAAAAAATGATGAGACAAATAAATAAACAAGAGTTTACAAATACTTTTAATTCTAATTATTCAAAAAATTGTAATGTTTTAAAAGAAGATAAAATATTAACTAAAAAAATTTTAACTTGTGCTTATGATTTTATAAATGAATATTTTAAATATGATGTAAAATTAAAATTTACAGCTTCATGGTGGACTAAAACAGTTACTAATGGGGACTCTCACAAACATAGACATTCACATAGTTTTATATCTGGTGTTTATTATCCTTTTGCATCTGAGGGGTATTCAATAAATTTTCATAAAGATCAAACAGATTTATTTTGGACGTTTAATCCAAAAGAATGGAATGTTATAAATTCTAAAATTTGGAATTATCCAATAAAAAAAAATGATTTATTATTTTTTCCATATAATCAACTTCATGAAATAGAAAAGTATAGAGGGATAGAAAATAGATATTCTTTAGCTTTTAATTTATTACCTTATGGAAAAATAGGAGAAAGAGATTATTATATGGAGTTAAAATTTTAATGGAAAGAAATTTAGAAAAATATGTTGTATATTTTAAAGGAGTTATGGATAAAAAAATTTGTTCAAACACCGTGAAAGAAATTTCAAAATTTAAAGATTGGACTGAACATAGATTTTATCAACATCAAACTGGTGAATATATGAATATATCAGGGACTCAAGAATTAGATAATTCTTGGAATAAATCAAAACATCATCAGTATTTTATGGACAATATTAAAAAATGTATAGTTGAATATATTAAATATTTTAATTTTCAGTGGTTCGATGTTTTTGATGGACACAGTGATATTAGATTTAATAGATATAAAAAAAATAAAAAAATGGCTATGCATTGCGATCACATACATAGTTTATTTGAAGGAAAAAGAAAAGGTATCCCAGTTTTAAGTTGTTTAGGAAGTTTAAATGATAACTATACAGGGGGAGAATTTATTATGTTTGATAACATGAAAATAGATATTAAGGCAGGTGACTTGCTTATATTTCCTTCAATTTTTCTTTATCCACACAGAGTAGAACCAGTAAAAAAAGGAATAAGATATTCTTACATTAGTTGGGTATGGTAGATTATACAATAATAAAAAAACCAGAAAAACTAGAAACTTTTATTTGTATTGGTAAAGTAAAAAATAATTCTTTAATGGAATTATTAAAAAAAGATATAGATGAAGAATTAAAAAAATCTAATATGAACTATAAAACAAACGTATATGGTAAAATGACTAATTTTAAAGCTTTTATTCGAAATGAAAACTTTAATGAATTTTGTAAATTATCTCAAGAAGTATTTTTAGCAGCTACTAACAACCAAGGTTATATTTGTAGAGATGCTTGGGGAAATATTTTTGAAAAAGAAGATTTTGTACACGAACATAATCATAGAGATTGTTCTTCATTTTCAGGAGTTCTTTATTTAGATGATTTTGGTCCAGGGACTTATTTTCCATATTATGATTTAACGGTTAAAGAAGAAATTGGTAAATTTGTCGTGTTTCATCCATACGTAAAACATTCTGTGTCTAAATTTAATTATGGTAAGAAAAAAAGATATACACTTGCTTTTAATTTTGATGATTATAAAAAATGGGATTCTATATAAATAAAAAAGTATCAATAGCAGGTAATATTAAATTTAAACGTAGTTAAATAAATATTATAATAGGCATAAATATACCATTAAAAAAGTAGTGCATTTACTAATATAATCTATATAAAGGAAGGCTTATGCCTTTACAGAAAATACAATTTAAACCTGGATTTAATAAACAACAAACTGCAACCGGAGCCGAAGGGCAATGGATTGATGGTGATAATATTAGATTTCGTTATGGAGAACCACAAAAAATAGGTGGTTTCCAGCAACTCGTTGCTAGCACCTTGGCAGGTCCAGCGCGTGACCAGCATACTTGGACAGCATTAGATGGTAAAAAATATGCAGCTATAGGTACTTCTAAAATATTAGCTATTTATTACGAATCTGAATTTTTTGATATTACACCGGTTAAAACTGCTGTAACAGGATGTACTTATACATCAACTACTGGATCAGCAACAGTTACAATTACAAAAGCAGGTCATGGATTATCTACTGGAGATTATTTAATATTTTCTGCAGCAACAACTCCAGGAGCACCTACTACAAGTTATACATCAGCAAGTTTTACAACAAATACATTTGAAGTTAGATCGGTACCAACTTCTTCTACATTCACTCTTACAATGCCAACATCTGAAACAGGTAGTGGTGTTACAACAGGTGGAACTTTATCATTTCAAGCATATGAAACAATTGGTCCAGTTGCACAAAGTCCAGCTTATGGATGGGGAACTGCGACATGGGGATTTGAAACTTGGGGAACTGAAAGATCTGTAACAAGTGTTACACTCGCTCCTGGAAGCTGGTCCCTAGATAATTATGGTCAGATTTTAGTTGCTACAATTAAAAATGGAAAAACATTTACTTGGGATCCGTCTGTTGCAGGTAGATTAAGTACAAGAGCTACAGTTGTTGCAAATGCTCCAACAGCATCAATTTGTTCTGTTGTATCAGACAGAGATAGACATTTATTTTTATTTGGAACAGAAACTACAATTGGAGATCCATCAACTCAAGATCCAATGCTTATAAGATTTTCAAATCAAGAAGATATTAATACTTGGAATCCAACGGTTACAAACACTGCAGGTACATTTAGACTAGATACTGGAAACGAGATTATAGGAGCATTACAAGGTAAAGATTATATTTTAGTTTTAACAGATCAAGCAGCTTATACAATTCAGTTTGTTGGACCTCCATTTACATTTTCAATCAGACAAGTTGGTACGAACTGTGGATGTATTGGTCAACATGCAATGGTATACGCACAGGGCGCTGTATTTTGGATGGGATTTGGAGGAGGATTCTTTGCATTTGATGGAACGGTAAAACAATTACCATCATTAGTTGAAGACTTTGTATTCACAAGTATTGGAGATAATTTAGGAATTAATTACGATGCGAGTCAAATAACTTATGCATATCATAACTCTTTATACAATGAAGTAGGTTGGAATTATGCAAAAGCTGGATCAACTCAAGTAGATAGAAACGTAGTTTATAACTTTGTTGAAAATACTTGGTCGGTTGGAACATTAGCTAGAACAACTTATAATGATGCAGTTACTTTTGATTTACCTTATGCAACACAATATAATAGAACTGGAACACCAACGTTTCCTACCATTAATGGAGTAACTAATACTTATGGTTCATCTAAATACTGGGCACAAGAAACTGGGGTCAATGAAGTAGATGCAAATGGTAATGCAACAGCTATTGCTGCATATATTAAATCAGGAGATTATGACATATCAGAACAAGGTTTAGGTGGAGATGGTCAATTAATTATGCGTGTTAAAAGATTTATTCCAGACTTTAAGAGTTTAGAAGGCAATGTAAAAATAACTTTATTCTTTAGAGATTATCCCGCAAATAACGA